TGAACCCATTTTGCTGAATAAATCTTTGATTTTCCTCAATCCACGCTTTTAGCTTATGGAAAGCAGCAAAATATTCATCAATAACTTCTTGGGCTTCTTGTGGGCTAAAGTATCTGCCCGAGTCTTTCGTAACTTGCTCACTAATCTTTCTAGCACCTGCGCCATACATAATGCCAAAAGTAACAGCTTTTGCTGCCTGTCTCTGCGTAGAGAACTTTTCTGCTACTTCCTCTACGGGGCAAGGTAGCCTAAATACTTTATGGGCGATTGTGCTATGGAAGTTTCCGCCTGAACGAAATACTTCTATCAAAGCCTTATCTTTCGCGAGCACAGCGGCAACATATACCTCTGCTGTGGTCAAATCCATTGCAACAATTTTATGTCCGGGAGCTGCCTTAATACACCCTTTTACAATAGGGTTATCCCTAGGCAACTGTTGCATGTTGAGTTTACCAGAAGAGCTAAGCCTCCCAGAAGTAGTACTATGGAGGTTGAAACCTGTACGTAGTCTGCTATCTCTATCCAGTTGTGGTAAGATTTTGTCCAAATAAGTATTTTTAATTTTGGATTTCTGTCTAATTCCAAGTATAAGTCCCGGGATGTGGGACTGCTCAGACAACTCCGCAAGAACCTCTGCGTCTGTTGAATGTGCTCCAGTGCCAGTTTTTTTACCAGTTGGATTGAGACCAACATAGTCAAAGAGCAAACTACGAAGCTGCACAGTAGAGTTAGGGTTAAAATCTTTTCCATTTATCTTCTCAAATTGGTTAATGGCGGGGTCTTTATATAGTTCCGCTACTGCCTCATCAATCTGTTCCTGCATCAACGACTGTGATTTAATCAGCCGAGACTCGTCGAAAGGCACACCATTATCTTGGATGTCCGTTAAAAAACGGCAACCCGGGATTAATATGTCGTCGTATACTCTTGCAAGTCTCTTGTTCTGCTTTATTTTTACAAACTTCTCATAGAGTAAGAATGTTACTGCAGCATCCATGCCCGCGTATAATTTCATTATATCAAAAGGGATACAATCCCAAGTGAAATCGTTTTTAAGTATGCCGTGTTCTTTGCGGTAGGCATCAATCCAATCATACATTGGTTTTTCATAGTCGCCATACTTAGTAAATTTCATAGCTAATTGCTTCAATCCGTGAGTTCCAGGATTTTCATCTATAAGATAATGCAGTAGCATAGTGTCCTCAAAACGAGGAAATTTAAAATTAAAATGATACTCAAAGAAAGCCATATCAAACTTAGCGTTATGAAATACAACTATCTTCTTATCAAATAATTCTTGTAATAATTGTTCTGTAGTTTCGTCGAAGCACTCCGTATCAATGTAAGCACCTTTATCTCTTTCATATGACAGCGAAATACCAAGCATATAACCATCTCTCGGATACAAACCTGTAGTCTCCGAATCGAGGGCAATATAAGGGCTTGGAGCTTCTATAGCTGCCTGAATAAAGGCGTTGGCTTCCTCAGTGTCTTGAATACCCCAAGCATTGTCCTCGGTAATGACCGTATCTTCGATCTCACCTTTAATATATCCAATAATACTTGTTTTTGAATCTTCCCAAGTACGCTTCGCCTCTGGTTTAAAGGTGAGCATCGCTGGGTTAATTACTGGTAAGAACTTATCTTCTACTTTCTTACCTGAATATTCTGTAACTGAATTGACGGGGGTGAAATACTTTAAAGCATCACTCCCCACGAGTACTAACCAGTCATACGCATCTATATCTATCTCAATGTCGCAGTCTCTTTTTAGTACCTTTTTGATGGTTGGGTCTGAGCAAAGTTGATACTGATCAAATTCAAACTCACCATCGAATTCTTTATAAAAGTCTGTCCTACTCTTCTTAGTTTCTACTAATGCAACTTTAGGCATATAATTTACTCTTTAGTTTTTGTACAGAACCTTTAGGCAAAGCCCCCGGATCGGTACTTTTAAAGTGAATATTTCTATGTGTTAAACCTACTCGTTCACACATTTCTTGTACTATTTTTGATGCGTCTTGTCCTGCATCGTCTCCGTCAAAGAATATATCTATTCTATCGACTCCTTGTATGGATAGCATTCTCAGTTTATCTTCATTGATATTCTTTGTTCCAAAAGTGCAAACCGCATTATCAAGTCCTTTGTCGTGCAGGTTTACCATATCAAATATACCTTCTACTAATATAACAGAACCTTGTATCGGCTCCACTACAGGGAATAGAGGCATCTTCGCACCCGCAGGCGAGATCATATACTTAGGCGTTCCGCCTGTAGTGTGTCTGCCATTAAATGCTACAATTCTTCCAGATATGTCTCGTACTGGAAACACTATCCTTCCTACGTGGTCAGGATCGTGGTGTTGAAACGCCTCAAACTTTTTATAAGTTTCAGGTTTTATATCACGCCAATTACCTAAATAGGGAACAACATTTCGAGGAAATGACAAACCAATACTTTCAGACCGTTTCTCTTTAATAGTCTTTTTTAATAGCTCTCTTCTTACTTGTAAATGATTTGCCTTTTCTCCGAAATGAGTAAAAATGTTTCCCTTATATCCACAGGAAAAGCATTGAAAGATACCCGTAATACGATCAATACGCATACTAGGGTTTCTATCGTTATGCTCAGGATTAATGCAACTGACCAAACAATCTGCGCCTTTAGGAATGAAATAGACATCTCTAGCGGCTAAAAGTTCTTCTACTGTCATTATGCTTATTCCTTCTTTCAGTTATGCGTATATTATACTAGAATAAGGTTCGTTTGTCAAGAAATATTTTTAAATATCATTAATCTCTTCACCTGTTTTAGATGAGGAATCTTCTTTCTCTTTTGGAGTAAGGGCAGACTCTGGACCGATTTTCAGAGAGTCCCAGTCTACTGTTGATGTAAACGACTTCATGGAGGCTGAACGCATTTTTACACAGTTAAGTGTAATACACGCATCTTCGTGATCCCAAGTTTCTAAAGTGTACGCGGCATCTGCCGCATCGAGAATACCTTTAGCGAATCTAGCTTCACCACTAGCGTCTGTTTGATAAGGAGAGAATACTGGTACTTCGTATTCTTGTGCCATTGATTTCAACGCCTTACTTACTTCAATCTGTTCTGTCCAGTCATATTGCCCTCCACGAGAAGGGAGACTCGACCGCTTTACCTGATTAATATAGTCAACAATAATGACACCAACATCCATCTGCTTAACTTTTTTGTCAAGCTCGGAACGAATCTTGGATAGCGTTAGTCCTGGGTCATACACAACATCTAACTGCTGAGTCGGGAGAAGCTCGCAGTTGTTCTTGAGTATGGTGTGGAGTTTTGCAAAGTCACGATGCTCTCTATAGTCCTTCAAGCGGTCTTGCCCATCAACATAACGTCCTGCCCACCAACCGGCAACCTGCTCCCACTCTGTAACACTAAGGTTTTTAGAGCGTAAACGAGCAAAAGGAATGCCTGTAGCAATGGAACAGCATCGTTGAAGGATAGCACGACTGTCCATCTCAATAGTGAAATAAACAGCCGATTTACCATTAGCGTAAACATTGTTAGCAATGTTTGCACAAATAACAGATTTACCCGCACCTCTACGACCTCCGACCATGATAAGGTCTCTAGGAGAGAACTGTATTTCATAGTCGTACTCTTCATTGAGTCCGAGGCTGATGTACTTGGCTAAATCTTCTTCTGGCTCGAACAGTTCAATACGTTGCATACTTTCCTGCGGATCTTCAAGATCAACCTTATCCTCAATGTCTAAGACAATTTGGTGAAGGTGGTTTACTGACTCCTGAGCATCTTCAAATGCAACAGAGTGTTCTACATAATCTTCTAGCGAGTCCAGAATTTCTTTTTGAGTGTATTCGTTCTTCAGATACTGAAGAAGCATAGCAGGGTCGGCATCGACCTCGACAGCCTCAATCGCAAAAAGTTTTTCACGAGTACCTGAATCACGAATCTCAAACTTTAAATCTTCAATCGTGGGCATTTTATGGAACGATTCGCAGTGTTTATCAATAATCTTATGCAGACTATGATACTCACTAGGCAAATAATGCTTATGCGTAACACTCCAGGTCTGAAAGTCCTGTAGCTCAAGCACTTGCTTTATCAACGCAGATGCGATGTTCAAATAAAATTCCCCCGAATTTAAAGATGTAGGCAGACCCCGTAGAGCCTGCCTTTAGAAAACTAAGCTAGATTAAGCTGATGCTTTTTCTTTCTTAGCTGCGCCGTCATAGTCAGCGGCAGTTAAGCCACGACGAGTCAGCATAGTCTTAACGCCACGAGCAGTTTTACCAATCGCTTCAGCGATAGCGTCAACAGTCATGTCGCCAATACCAGTTAGACCTGCCAAAGGATCTTCTTTAGAAGAGCCTTTAGTAGTCTCTTGACGAGGAATTGCATTAATGTCGCCAGAACGTAGAAGGCTTAGAGCTTTACCACGAACTGAATTAACTGTACGACCTAGAGCCTCAGCGATAGCTTCTACGAAAGCGCCATCGTTAACCAAAGCAACAAACTGTGCTTCTTCTTCTGGGCTATAAGTACGTACTGCTTCAACTTTAGGAGCAGGTTTAACGTGTCCAGTCAATTCCATCGACAAAATCTTGCCTTGAATAGACTTAGGAGAGAACTCGCCACCCTCAAAATGAGCTGCGATCTCTGCATAAGTATATTCACCACTGTTGTCAGAAACAAAAGAGGCAAGGGTTGCTTCTTGAGCGTCAGTAAACGCACGGCTTGAAGCCGCAGAAGCTAGTTCTACATCGAAGCCCATTTTTCGCAGTTTGCTAGAAATAGAACGAGTAGATGTTTCAAGCTCGTCTGCTGCTTGTGCAACAGTAGCTTGGCTCACAGGTGATTCATCACCTACGAAATTTGTAAGAGCGTCCGTACGCTCGTCTGTCCACTTAGGAAGTGCCATAATTTTATTCTCCAATAAAATCTAATAAATTAGTTATGATTTGTATGCCAGAAGACCTGGCTTTTTTAGTTTTTGCGGATTCTACTCCACTCTCATTTACCAGTATAGTGACGTCCTTTGTCAGACTTGATTTGGTCAAGTATCCTAGTTCTTTAAGTAGTGTGTTTGCTTCTGCCTTAGTTTTGAAACTCTTTAGTTTACCACTAATACAAACCACACCTTTTACTGCTGAAACCTCTTGTCTAGGGGTTTCAAATTGAAAACTGAAAGGCAGAAGGCTTACTTGATAGAAGTCATTCTCAACCCAACTGCACAAGTTACTACTCGCTTTATCACCAAGACCCGCCTTACGGCACAAATCATAGTCTATTTCTTCAATATCTTTGCAGACTTTGGATAGTTTTTCCGAAGCAGTCTTACCAATAAGCGGTATACTAAACGCTGGTAATAATACATTTAGTGGGGCGTTACGAGAACGCTGTAGCTCCTCTACTAACTTAACGGCTAAGCGTTTAGAACCAATACTCTCTTCCAGATCCTCAAGTGAAAGAAGGTATAGCTCCTCTAGGGATACGATACCTAACTTTTTGATGGTAGCTGGTCCAAGACCTTTGATCTTTAAAGACTTAGCAAAGTGTTCGATGAGCTTCA